GAGAAAATCGCAGCAATGCGCGATCGCATCGCAGAGCTCGAGCAAGTAGCCATTGACCAGGCCGAGAAAATCGCTTCAGTTTGGGGGAGCGAGTGAGACCACAGCGGCCCATGCGGGCCGCGCGGAGGGGCTTGGGAGGGGTGGAGGGAAGGAGGGCTGATGTCCGATATGAGCGATCTAAAAGAGCGAATACGTCAATTCCAAACCCTACCCATCTCGAGCAGCCCCTCAGCGATTCTGGTTAGTGATTTAGCGGCCCGCGTCGCCGAGCTGGAGGCCGCGCTTGAAGCGGCGGCGAGTCTGGCCCGCGAGGCCCTCGACGCTGACATCGCTGAGCAGGAGATACCAGAGAATCTGCTCAACATGATGCGTGGCGGATACTTCGAACGAATCCTAGACGCCACCACCCGCGCCGCCGTGAAGGGGGACTGATGTCCGATGGCAGGTCTGCTGGCAGGGCGACGGTTTGGCAACCAGGCCAGTCTGGCAACCCTCGAGGCGGCTCCGAGAAGCAACGCCGGCAGCGCCAGATTCGCGAGTGGATCGCCGACATCGCTGAGCAGGAGATACCAGAGAATCTGCTCAACATGATGCGCGAGGGAAGCCCCGATTTCGTCGAGATGCTGCCGTCGGGGGTGACGTTCGGCTTCGTCGAGGCGTTCCGGCTGCACATCCTGGCCGTTTCGGGCGACCAGTCGGGGCTGATCGCTGCAATGAGTCTGCTCGAGCGCGTGCTGCCCGAGCCGATCCCCGAGCCGCCGACATGGAAGCCGCCCCGTCTGCCATCGACCGATGAGCAGCGGCGCGAGGTGGCGCGCGAGCTTGGCGTTGACCTCGAGATCGATCCCGAGCAGGTCAATTGAGATGCGGCCGATCTGGCCTCAGTCCATCACCATCCCGATTGAGCCGACCCCCCGCCAGCGCATCGCATTGACAGCCAGCTGGAAGCGAGAGCTCCTATTTGGCGGCGCTGCGGGGGGCGGAAAATCCTACTTCCTGCTGATGGCGGCGCTGCAATATGTGGACTGGCCCGAATATCGCGCACTGATCACACGTCGTACATATAAGCAGCTCAGCATCGCTGAGGGGCTGCTCGAGATGGCCGATAATTGGCTCAGCGGTCAGGCCGACGGCTATGACACAGTGGACGGCACCCCGACACGCTGGCGTTTTCCGAGCGGTGCAACGTTGGATTTCGGCCACATGCAGCACCTGAAGGATCGGGTGCAGTACCAGGGCGGCGCGTGGCACTTCTACGGGCTCGACGAGCTGACACAGTTCCTCGAGGCTCAATACACCTACGTGGCCTTCAGCCGTCAGCGGCGCACAATCTCGAGCTCGATCCCGATGCGTGTGCGCGCGACCAGCAACCCGGGCGGCATCGGCCACGATTGGGTGCGGGATCGATTCCTGCAGCGGGGCGAGACGATCGACAGCGCGGGCTCTCTGCTCTCCCCACTACGTGGCTTTCTGCCGTCGAAGATCCGAGACAATCCGCATCTCGACGCTGACGAGTACGAGAAGAGTCTCAGCGAGCTGCACCCCTACGAGCGAGCTCAACTCATGGAGGGCGACTGGGATGCTCGCCCCCCCGGGTCACTCTTCAAGCGTGAGTGGTTTCCTGTTTTTGAAGAGCTCCCCGGCAAGATGCGTCGTCGGCTCCGGTATTGGGATCTCGCAGCCACTGAATCCAAAGAGGGTACAGACCCCGACTGGAGCGTTGGAACGCTCTATACCGAGCTCATCGGGGCAGAGGTGGATTACTGCGTTGAAGACGTCCAACGAGCCAGAAAGGACCCTGGTGCGCTGCAGGCGTGGATTCGGAGCCTCGTCGAGGCCGATGGTTTTGGGGTGGTGCAGGTGATCGAGCAGGAGGGCGGCAGCAGCGGGAAAATCGCTGCGCTGGCGCTTGCTCGCAGTCTGGATGGCTACACGGTACGATTTGACAGGCCCACTGGGTCAAAGAGGGTGCGCGCGGGGCCTTTCGCCAGCGCGGCCTCGCAGGGACGTGTGGGTGTTTTGCGGCGCGCGTGGCTCCATGAGTGGCTGCGCGAGCTCGAGGGGTTTTCGGGGGAGCCGGGGCCGCATGACGACCAGGTTGACTCAGCCAGCGGCGCTCACTCTCAGCTGGCCGTGAAAGGCGGAACCACGTGGGACGATCTTTACCCCGCCGAGGCGGAATCCGAGGGCGTGGCTGATGCCGCGTCCTGAGCTGCCAATCGTCCAATCCTTCGAAATTCGGCCGCTGGGACTGCACTTGTATGACGTCCGATCAATGAGCTCGGCCGACCAGGCCGACGCGATGATCGGGTTCAGGGCTGCCCTGCTCGACGATTGGGAAAACAAGATGCCGGCCGAGCGCAAGCGGGCTGGATTATGCGCGGACGATCTCGACCGACGCCGGCGGCGCTTGCAACGATGGAAAGCGGCAACAACCGCCGACCCAAACCTCACCTGGGATGCGTTTGAGCAATCGGGTGCAACAGTAGAGACTGACGCGGACCGAGACCCCCGGCACCCGCAGCTGCTGCTCGGCGTCAGGCGTGGGGATTTGGTTGTGGGGGCGGTCTCGCTAATCAATATTAACCGAGTAAACATCACAGCAAAACACATTCGAGCACGTGCTTGTTGCGTCATTGGTATTAGAGTGCCCCCGTTGATGAACCAACAGCGAGTTTGGGGTCAGGTGTATCGTTATATGCTGTTCAACCAATTACTGTTGGCCGACCAGCGCTCGCTTGAATTCTTTGAGTGGACATTCCCAACGGGTTTGGATGTTTATCGATTTGAGCCCCGGCCATGGAACGGCCTATCCGACATGTTCGATGAGCTGACTGGTCCAGACACCATACGGACAGACATTGATTGGGCCGTCTCATCGATCCGTCGAATCGATGCGCCAGAATGACGGTCACAACCTTCGAAGTCAGCCCTGTGGACACGGGTGATCTCGGTGCAGACCAGGTTAAAACTGCTACCGCAACCGACGAAACGCAAGAAAGCGCACCTTTGGGGTCAATTATTTTTAAAAAACTGACAGCCTATTATGCGCTGTTTCTACGATTCGACCTTTCGTCATTACCTAAGCCGGTGAAAATCAATGGGGTACTGATGCAATGGACTGCGGACGGTGGCGGGTCGGGTACGTTTGACGTCCGGGGTGGATTTATCGACAAAGATGGAAGCTGGGATGCTGCGGGCGCGTTTTCCAATTATGCAACTCTCAGCGAACTGCCGTTTGCACAGTGGCTATATGGCAATGAAGACGACGACACCGTCTGGGTGGGCGATGCCCCCGCATTCGAAGCAGAGATGGTGGGCTCTGGTGAAACACACATTTTGTCGTTTGGGGAAAATCTCGAATACGATGACGACACAATCGCAGTGACGGGACTGGTTTCGCAGTTGCAAACGTATCTGAATGCCGAGTCAGCGGGGCCGTCAGTATGTCTGCAGTTCTATAGAGACTACGTTGGTGCGACTGAAAGATACCAACAGGTTGTAATGAGCGATGGGGATGCCGAATCCAGGCCGCAGTTACGTATTGATTGGGAAGCGCTGGGCGTGGCCGAGGCAGAATCCGAGCTCAGGACTCTGGTTTCGGCTGGCTCGGCGCTTCAGCCAATAGTTTCAGCTGGCTCGGCGCTTCAACCAATGGTCAACGCAAAAGGGGTGGTTGTGTGAAGTATCTATCTGACACGTTAATTCAATTGCAGCATCCCGTTGACATTCAGAATGCCACCACAATCGACGACGGTACGTGTGATGCGGTGCTGTATCACGATGCGAAGGACACGCGACTCAGCGCGGATGAGGATGTCTCGGGCGCAACAACGGAGTGGAGTGTCGAGCGCCCTGGCAATTTTGAGGTGGGCGTAGACAACGCCATTCTCGAGCGTGACGACGGCACTATGCATGACGGTGGGGTCGTGACAGCTCGAGACATCACAGCTGGTACGATCACAGTGACCAACCTGTTGACAACCGATGACGCGGCGAAGGGTAACCGGGTTATGGTTCAGCTGGGCGCATCGATCTCGCTGTCAGCTTATGGCACCCCCGACATTGACACCCTTGACGACTCGTGGGGATTCGAGGGTATTATCGAATCTAGCCACGCTGACCTCGACCCTGGTGTTCCGATCCGCGTTGAAATCACGTTGGATGCGTCAGGTGTGAAGCTAACCGAGACAATTCACGACCATGTTTCGGGGGGGGTGTGAAACATGGGAATCATGGACAGCCTACGTCGTTTAGTATCCTGGGCTGACCCAAAGCTGGATCCGCCGAAACGCAGCAGGGAGCCGACCTGGCCGACGAGCTCTCGCGCAATGACACCGCCGATCTATCACATGGGCGAATACCGCCGGGGCATTATATCGACCGAGCAGCAGACGACACCCGACCGTCTGCTCACGGAGGGCTTCAGTTCGACTCAAGCGACAGCCGCGCGTGCCATTTCGAGCCGGCTGTCTGATCTCGAATTCAGGATCCAGCAAGAGATACGGGAATCCGAAGGCACAACCGTCTGGGAAGACATCGACGACCACGCCTTTCTGGCTGTACTGGATCGGCCGAATACGCTGCTGAGCCGCCGGCAAATGCTCAAGCTGACGTCGTATTGGTTGAGCCAAACGGGCGAAGCGTTCTGGCTGGCCGTCACCAATGGGGCAGGGGCGACCAAAGAATTCTGGCCGATGAGTCCACGCAATATCGAAAAGCTGTCAAGCGACATTCAGCCGGTGTCTGGTTTCGTGTTTCATGGCGAGGGTGGCGAGATTCGGTATGGGCTCGAAGAGGTGGTCTGGATCTTCGACCCCGATCCCGCCGACCCCTTTGCAGGCGTGGGTATTGTGGGGCCGCAGGCGCGCGAATTCGACGCCAGCACCTTCGCGAGCTCCACGATGCGGAGCCACTTCCAGCATGACGCCACGCCCAAGGTCGTATTGAAAGCCGATGGTGAAGCGCTGCCACCTGACAAAGACCAGCGCGAGGCATTTTGGGCCGACTGGAAAAATCGTTTCAATCGGCGTGGGGGCGAGGATATGGGCGTGCCGGCCTTTCTGCCGTCGGGATTCGACGTCAAAGAGCTCGTCGGTGGGGGGGGTGTCGGTGAGACGATCCAGCTGCTCGAGTTCATGCGCGATCAGCTGCTCATGGCGAACGGCGTGCCGCGCAGCGTGCTGGGTGATGTGGTGGACGCTAACCGTGCTGCGGCTGACACCAATCGACTTGTCTTTGATCGTCACACCATCAAGCCGCAGGCTGGATTGATCGCGGATGCGCTGACGCAACAGGTCGTCGTCCCGGAATTTGGGGCACAATTCAGAGTTCGATTTGAGCAGTTTATCAGTGAAGATGAAGACCTCAGATTGAGAGAAGAAGCGCAAGACCTGACGCTCAAAGTGCGATCTATCAACCAAGTGCGTGTCGATCGCGGGCTCGATCCCGTCGATTGGGGCGATGAGCCGATTGGTACGTTCGGTGATCAGCCCTATACGCCCGATGACGATGACAAGGACGATGACGATTCTGGCGGCACCGTTTTACCATTCCCGCAGCCTGCGGATGATGAAGACGAGGAAGACCAGGACATTGCAGCCGAGGCTCGCGTATTCGTGGCCCGTGTTATCACACCGCGCATCGCAGCCAGGTTGACCCCCGAGGCCGAATGGTCTCGTGTCATGCAGACGGACGCGGTTTTTGTTCCTCGAATGCTCTCGGGGTTGCGTCGTGTCTTTGCGGGGCAGAAAGCGCTCACGCTCGCTGCACTCCGTGACGCCCCGGCCGCCCAGCGCTCGTATTCTCGGGCTGACTGGCTGGATGATCTCTTCGACATACCCGACTTTTCTCGACTCTTCGATACGATTGTGACCCCGATCTCGGTCGATGTTTATCAATCGGCGGGTGAAAACGCGCTGCTTGCCGTCGAAGAGCGTCCACAGCTGCTCTTCAATGAGCTCGCGGTGAAAGAGATGCGCGAGCAGGGAGCCGAGCTCGTCACGCTGGCCAACGCCACGACCAAGCGCCGTCTGCGCTCGACGATTTCGAAGGGCATCGAGCAGGGCGAGAGCCTCGCAGACATCGAGGGCCGCGTTCGCAGCGCCTACAACACGATCAGCAAGGGGCGAGCGCGCACCATTGCACGCACCGAAGTGGGCTTTGCGATGTCAAAAGGACAGCTCGCTGGGTTTCAACAGTCGGAAACCACGTTCCTCAAAAAATGGAACACGGCGCTCGATGATCGGGTCAGAGATCAGCATCAAGCGATGCAAAGCGTGACCGTGGCTGAAGATGGAGTGTTTATGATCCCGCCGGTCGGCAAGAAACCCGCCGAGGGTGCGCTGGCTCCACGCATTTCGGCAACCGGGGGACGGCTCAGCGCTCACAACGGGATCAATTGCCGCTGTTTCGATACGGCGGTATTGGGGGAATGATGATGCAGGCACGTCACGCACGACAAGCAACGCTGGACGCTCGAATCGATACTGATACTGGTGAATTCGATATGGTGATGGCGAGCGAGGGCGAGGCCAGCGACGGACACATCGTTTCGATGCGC